TTGCTTTGTATAGGTCTTGTATCATCTATAACCTCCTCATAGGTTATTCTATTTACCTTGTCATTATAACTATTTCCAAGGTTTTCCCAAACTATACTGTTTTCTCCAAGTTTGTCAAGGATAGATTGTTCAAGGTCAGTTGGGGAATCTTTTGATTCTACATTAAATTTAGCGTGATGATTATACGCCCAAATGTTTACTATAAATTTTGTCATGGTTTTTTCTTTCTATTTTGTGATTGTGGCGGAACTGTGTCCCGCCACAAAAAATTATTGATTACGCACCTTCAACGCCGAAGATACCTCTAGGGTCTGATACTCCAAATGAGTATCTTTCTCTAGCTTTGTATCTTACGTTACCAGTGTCAAAATCACCTTCCATTGCAGTTGTCAATGGAGCTCTGTTGAACATTTTCATTCCATTTGGAATGTCTGTTAAGATATAGAACGCATCTGTATCTGTTAGGTAGTTGTTCACTCTATAACCTTGAGGAATCATACCCATAGATACGATAGCATTGATATCGTTATCAGCTGTTCCAGTTCTACCTTGAGATTTCATTAATCTCTCAGCTGTAAACTGAAGCTCAGAAGGAATAATCATTTTTACTCCTCTTGCTGCAACTCTAAGACCTCTTTCGTCAGTCATTTGACCAATGTCGATCAAAGATTGCTCTAACGAAGTTTCGTTAAGGTCTGCTTGAGTAGTTAGTGTGTTTTGAAAAGTTCCAGCCACTGTTGGGTGTGATGTATTAAATAAAGATACACCGTCACCTGAATCAAAACCATCCGTTGAAGGAAGACCTTGAATTAGAGGCTCGACAGCTTTTACTTGTTTAGCATTACTCATAGATCTAGCTAAAGCTTTTGTATATCTAGACGCAAGTCTGTCATACAAGTTGTCCTCAATCGCTTCTTCAGTGATTGCGAACGCTAAAGCTACAGTCTCATGAGTGTATCTAGCTGTGAAAGTTTCTTGTGCTTCATCAAATGATACACCTGAACCTTCACCTTTTACTTGTGCGTTAGCGAAACCAGATAACATAACTTCTTCTTCAAAAGCTCTGTCAGATGATTCCTCGTTATAAATTTCAGCATGCTGATTTTCATAACGTTTGTATTCCAAGCCGAACAGTGCGTTCAAACCTGGCTCTAGTTCTTTGACTAGTTGTGATCGTGATATTGCCATTATTGTTCTCCTATTCTAGCTTTACGATTGTAGCTCAATTAGATTAGCAACTACTACTACTGATCTGAAAGACGCATTTTCATCGTTTTCAGGATCTTCAGCAGATCGAAGTAATCTCCATGAAGCTGCATCAGCACTTGTATCGCCGATATCTAGTGTAGCTGAAGACTGGCCAGTAGTTGTACTACCCGCCGTTGTGTTCATGTCATACGTTTCTAAATATCCAGATTGTGCTACAGCAGCATCGGTTGCTACTACATATTGTTGTTGTGGGTTATCGAATACAAATGCATCGATATCTTCTGAGTTTGCTGGTGTTACTTGGACGTAATGATTCGCAAACGTTGGCTTTAAAGTTGAAGCCGCGTTATAGAATATACCATTTAACACACCTAAAATAGGTGCATCAGTTGTTTGTCCATCGATAATGTAACCAGCAGCAGAAGCAACGGCTGCACCATGATATAGTGTAGTCGCATAACCAGCATCGATTTTGTATTTGCCTTGACCAGAAGTCGCTGGCGTTGAGCCAAGAGTTCCTGCAGGGATCAAACCAAAACCTTGTGTGTTTCTATTTGCCATAGTTGTTTCTCCTTATGTACCTGCCTCGAAAGGCCTCCAGTACGGTTTATTAAATTCAGTGATTTGAAAATTATTTTTTCGTACCACCGAAGGTTACACGAGATTGCCTTTCAACATTGATCGGCATTCTACTATCCTGCTCCTTCATAAGATCGTTATTTACTGCTTCGTCTTGTTGTTTATGACGGTTAGCCATATACTCTTGACGTTGTTGCGCGATCTCTGTTGGTACCTTCGCAAGTAGAAGGCCACCGACCCCAATCACTCCCTTGTATTTGCCCTCATCGAGGACTGGATAATCAGATGCATTTTCGACTTCTTCAGCTCTAACTAATTCATAACCTTCTCTTATTCTTCCGGTTATATTTTTAGTATCCTGAAAGCCAACGCTTTCTGCTCTTATCCATCTATACCTGAATCCATCAGGTGCAGGGGGTGCATCTAGAGAAGATGGTGGAACCCACACTTTAGGTCGTTCAGACTTTGACCGTGTTTGGCTCGCACGAGATGAAGTATTTTTGTTTTCGTTTTCCATTTTACGCTCCTTCCTTCGTGTGTTTTAATTGTTTTGCGTACTCTTCGAGTGGCACTCCTAATTTTTTAGCTATTGCTACCTGTGATGAAGTGAGTCTCACAGTTTTGCGACCAGGCTTTACGCTTCTTGAAGCAGAAGCCACTGTCTGAACAGGGGCGGCCGTTTGCTTGGTGTCAGTATTACCAAATTTATGCGGAAAGTCAACTCTAATACGTTTGTCAACTTCTGCGTAATACTCGTTTGAGTTTGGATCATAACCTTCTTTTTCCGTTAAATCCTTATGTATTTCAAAAGCAGTATAAGTCATTGCTTTATCAGTACCAAACCATGAGTTATTAGAAGCCCATTGTTCAGCTCTAGGATCGGGATTAATAGGTTCATCCACTTGTCTTGTTTGAACAGGAGGTTGAGATAACACAGGTTGTTCAACCTTTTGCTCTTCTCTACCTTGTTTAGTTTGTTCAAGTTTTGCATTCTCAAAAGCAAGAGTTGCAATTCTTTTATTAGCTTCAACTTGAGCTGCTGCATCACCGGCTTCAATTGCTGACGCTAATTCTTTTTGCGCCGCTTCTAAACCTGAACTAATACTAGTCTCAAATTTCTTAACATATTCAGAATCAGTTTTCTCAAACCTCTTTTCTAAAATCTGTCTTTTTTCTTCTACACCTTTGGCATAATCTAAAGCAGCTTGTTCTCTTCTTTCTGCTTCTCTCATTTTACGAGTTAGTTTCGCAATACGAGATTGTACACCTTTACTGTAGTCCTCCAAATCTTCGTCTGGTTTTTTTGTTTCTTCTTTTACTGGTTCTTCTACTATTGTTTCTTGTTCCGTGTTTTCTTCTGACTGTTCAATTACAGTTTCATCTTTTTTTTCTTCGATATCTACAGTAGCATCAGGTCCTGATGTATCTATAGGTACCATTTTCTTTTCTTCTTCTGGCATAGTTACTCCTTCCTATGATTAAAACTCATGCAAGATGTCCTCTGGACTATCAATTGTTGCTAATACTTCGTCGTCGTTTAGAAGACGCATTTCTCCGCCATCTATCTTGATCCGTGATCCGGCGTAACGTGCAAACATTACCCAATCATTGACCTTGCACCACGGACCTTCAGGATATCTTTCTTTATCCTGATAACATTGTGAGCCCATAGCTAAAACCAAACCAACTTGAGATGCAACTTGTTGTCTCTCTAAAGTTGTTTCAGCTAATACTAATCCACCTTTAGTTTTCTCTTTCATCTTGAAAGGTAAAACTATCATCCTCCACCCAGTAGGTTTTGGTAAGTTAGGTTCTTTCTCTTCTTTTTTCTCTGATTTTTTTACACCAATAAGATCATTGTTTGGTGTTAATATCGATGACTGTTCCTTCATTGTGCTCCTTATCGTTTAGCAGGTTAGAGATTTCCTGACGCACTGATTCCAGTGCATTGATTTGTCCTATTATATACTTGTAATTTTCCATATTGTCAATACCACCTGATGTAACTGAAATTGATAATTGTTCTATTCTTGAATCTAGGAATCTTAAAGTTTTATTTATTACTGTTTCTAATTGCACTAAACACCAACTTTCTTCATAGCTTTTTTATGACTTTTTGAAAATGACATTCCTTTTTTCATGTCTTTTTTCATACTAGCCATATGCTTTGAAGAATGATGTTTGCTGTGTTTTTTTAGAGTTTCTTTTTGTCTTTTAGTTATTTTTTTTAACACTTCCATCTCCTTCTTGCCTGACGGATTCGTGAGTTTGGATCGTTACGTGTTTTTGCTGATGAGTTTCTTAATTGACCTGCGCTTCTTGCACAGTACGACTTACGTCGGTTTGCAGCTTTTGACCCTTTTTTCACTTTACCAGTCACGGCTGTTTTTAATTTACTTCCAGGGTTTGCTGCCCTGTAAGCTCTTACACCTTTAGCTGTCATTCCAGCTCCAGATTTTGTTTTTCTATAATTAGCGTTTTTGCCTGTAGTTGTTTTTCTAATTGTACCACCTTTTGCTTTTTCAATTCTACCACCAGATGCTTTAAACTTAGTTCTTGGTGTTGTTCTTAAATTTCTATTTTCTTTTTTTTCTTCTTGATACTCTCTAATTTCTTTTGAAGTTAAGTTACCTAAATATTTACCATCATCGTAAGCTGGAGTTGTTGGAAGATTTTTTTTATTATATCTACTCATTAGATTTTCTGCATGTTTGGATTGTTAGATAATATATTTTTCTCTGCTCTAGGTCTAGCATTAGAGTCTCTGCTTCTTTTTCTAAGTTGAGCAATAGCAGATTCTTTTAATGCTTTTTCTTTTTTTAATCTTTGTAAATCTTTTTCTAAATTCATTATGCAAATGTTTTTACGTTAGTTGGTTTACCACCAGGATTACCTGCTGATCGTTTTCGTTTGACAGCACTCGCCTTTTGCCCTTTTGACATCCGTGTGGCTTTTGCAAGTGGGACGCATTTTGGATATTTCCTCTTTGAGCCTTTGCTTCTTCCACATGGTTGATATTTCCCGTCTTTCTTCGGTGATCCAATGTCCACCCATTTCTCGGCTACCCATTGTCTTAAACCACCTTTTGAAAAGTGTGTACGCATTACGAATTCTTTCCGTAAGCGTTTCCTTTTCCTTTCATGGCTTTACAAGATCCACCATGTTTATATGCTGCTCTTGACATATCCATCATTCCACCACCCATAGCTTTTTTTCTTTTCTTCTTGCCACCTGGTGTAACTTTACCTGAACATACGGCTGAACCATACATGTTCGCATATGCTGAAGGATATACTTTGAATTTTCTTTTAGCGGCTGCTTTGCCTTTTGCACAGAGTTTAGCCATTATTTTTTTGCTTTCCCACCTGTTTTAGCAACCATTCTTTTTGGATTGTATCCAAATTTTTTTGCTAACTCAGGTTTCTTTTTAGCTAGTTTAGCTAATCCTTTTTGTTTACTTTTACTAATTGGTTTTCCTGGCATTATTCTTCTCCTATAAATTTTTTAACTATTTTTTCGTTTCTTTTATGTTTAGCTGCTTCTTTTGATTTTTTAGAAGCTTGATCTATATTAAACAGAGTTTGATTTAATTTTGCTTTTGAAGCTTTTGTTTTTTGTTTAGCAATATTTAAATTGCTTGTAGCTTTTTCTAATTTTGTTTTAGGTACACTTGGTTTTACTGATGATATAGTAGGTGAGGTTTTTTTACCTGCTTTCCATAGTTTGTATCCGTAGCTTAAAAGTCCCATTATTTTTTTCCTCCGTGATTTTTAAAAATCTGTGTACCTTTTATACCATAAATGCTCGCCACGACAAGTATCCAGAGATTTGTGAACCACGACGGGAGCGTGGAGAACATGTCAAAGAACAATTTTACCTTGTCCATCGCTGTCGGGTCCTCACTTACGACTGCCCACGCCAAAATTACGATGGGCGCCGAGAGAATTATCAAAACCGCCTCGTCTTTCCAGTCCGATTGTCTGGCTTCTAAAAGTTTTCCTTGGTAAGCTTCTTTTCCTTCGGCCATACGAGATGCATGCATAAGCTGTGCATCTGACATTGCCATTTTAGTCTTCTGCTTGTTAGCATAAATTTTACTACCAGCAGAGACGGCTAATTTAATTGCCGAAAACCACATATTAGTACCAAGTAGCTGTTTTTTTCTTGTCTTTTAGCATTCTCTTAGTTCCTCTGACTTCTGCTTTGTCTCCAGTAGGAATATAATTGAAAGCACCATCAGCTGTAGTCTTAGATCTTGGATCTATTTCTATATTTTGCTCAGGAACAGCTATTTGTTTTTCTTTTTTATAGTTCATCATAATATTTACCTTTGTTAACCTATTATACCATTATTAATTGTCAAGAACAGACATTTCTTTAACACCTGCTTTAGCTAAACTAGTATTTGCACGTAATTCTGCTAATTCTTCGTTCTGATCCATCTTATCTTCAGCTAATTCTCTTGCTTGCATTAATTTTGCTCTATCAAAATCAGCTTTTGTTGTATCAGCTTCTTTTTTTCGTTCATTTTCCATCGCTCTTAGGTCAACTTCACGTGATTTTAATTTTAATAATGGGTCTGCATCAAATTGTGAAGTAATTTTATTTTCTTCTTTCATAAATTCTTCAGTCATTTCTGCAATCAACACTGCTTTTCTTGCTTCAACTTGATTTGTAAGCATTTGTAACTGTTGTTGCATCTGAGGATTGTTTACAGACATCTGTTGCATCTGCTGCATGTTAGCCATTTGCTCCCTGAACTCTAATTGAACTTGTTCTTGAGCCATAATTGAAATGTGCTCTAAGATATTTTTTTGTATTGCAGCCATAACCGCAGGATTATTTCTAACCATGTTAGTTGACATAAAATTTAAGTGAGCTGTGATATGTGCTCTGTGGTCTTGACCAGGGAAAGCTTGAAAAGGTTTTCCTCCTAAAGCATTTATGTGTTCTAAACTTGGATCCATTGGTGCCATTGGCGCTGGTGGAGGTAGAACTGCATCAACATCTTTTACACCAATCGCATTATACATGTTTCTGTATATTTGATACATGTTGTGTAATTGTGGATTTGACGTTGCGATTTGTAATTGTGTTTGAGCTAAAGTTATTCTCTGAGACATAGAAAATATATTAGGGTCAGCAACTGGTACTACATCTACTCTATCATCAAAGTCAGCTTGCTTAATATTTCTTGCACCACCTACAACATCATAAGGATATTCTGGTGGTAAATATTGAGCAACTATTTTAGAAAGTAATTTAAATTCATTCTTCATTGCTGCATAACATCTTTTATGAATAGCAGACATTACACGTGATCCACGTTCAAGAAGTGCAACTGTAGTTCCTACTGCAGCGCCTTGGTTTCCATCGCCCACTTGCATATCAGCAATAGCCGCGAACCTTTGACCTGCACCAACTACAACACCCATTAATTGTAATAATGTTTGAGATGGTTCTTTGTATGGTAGAGGAAAGAATGCATCTCTTAAATTACCAC